ATTTAATGTTTAAGGAGATAGCATGAAAGAATTTAAACCCTGCCCCGGATGTCCTAGCCCCGCTAAATGCAAGAAAGCAGGTAAGTGCATGAAGAAGACCTCTAAGAAACCAGCTAAGAAAGGTTACTAATGCCACTCAAAAAAGGTTATTCACAAAAGACTGTCTCTGCGAACATTCGTAAAGAGATGAAGGCTGGTAAACCTCAGAAGCAGGCAATTGCGATTGCTCTGTCTACTGCTCGTAAGGCAAAGTCAAAGGCAAAGAAATGAAGCCCGGCCTCTATGCCAACATCAATGCCAAGCGTAAACGGATAGCAGAGGGATCTGGTGAGAAGATGCGTAAAGTTGGCTCCAAAGGCGCACCTACTGCTAAGGCATTCAAACAAGCTAAGAAGACTGCGAAGAAATAATGGTCAAAAAAGTATATCAGAACCCAGAAGGTGGCTTAAATGCCAAAGGCAGGGCATACTTTAAGAACAAGGAAGGCGCTAACCTGAAGCCTCCAGTATCTGCTAAAGAGGCTGCAAAGTCTCCTAAGAAGGCTGCTCGTAGGAAGTCTTTCTGTGCTCGTATGAGTGGTGTTCCTGGCCCTATGCAAGATGAGAAGGGCAGACCAACAAGGAAGGCTCTAGCACTAAAGAAATGGGATTGCTAAATGTCTAACAAAACTTACTTACAACTTGTAAATGATGTTCTGGTTCGCTTGCGTGAGCCAGAGGTTACTGCTGTTACTGATAACACTTATTCCAAGTTAATTGGTAAGTTTGTTAATGACGCTAAACGGCAGGTAGAAGACTCCTTTAACTGGAACTCTCTGAGGACAACACAAGCAGTTACAACTACGTCTTCAGTGTACAGTTATTCCTTAACAGGATGTGGACAACGATTCCGTGTCTTGTATGTTCTGAATGGCGGTGATGATTGGTTCTTAGGTTATAAGACTAGAACAGAGATGGCTGACCTGATCTTTAATCAGCCTCTAGTGTCTGGTTCTCCTGAGTATTACAGTTTCAATGGTGTTGATAGCAACGGAGATACCAAGGTAGATTTGTATTCTGTTCCTGATGCTGTGTACACAATAAACTTTGAAGTTATTAAACCACAGGCAGAGTTAACTGTTTCTGCTGATGAGCTTAAAGTACCATCAGAGCCTGTGATCTTCCTAGCCTATGCCAAGTCCTTAAATGAACGTGGCGAGGACAACGGAGTAAACAGCACTGAAGCCTACCAGTTGTACCGTCAATCCTTAGCTGACCACATTGCCATTGCCGATGGCAGACAAGAAGAAGACCTTATCTGGACTTCCTATTAATGAAAACAATACAAACTGCTACTATTGCTGCTCCAGGCTTTCTGGGCTTAAACAGTCAAGAAAGTAGTATTCAGTTGTCTTCTGGGTATGCTCTGAAGGCACAGAATTGTGTTATTGATAAGTATGGACGTATTGGTGCAAGGCGGGGCTGGACTAGGGTAAACTCTACTGTCAATACAGACCTTGGCTCTAGCAATCCCGTGTCTTTTATGTTTGAGATGACTGATGCTGGTGGTAACCAGCTTATCAGTGCCGGTAATAATAAGTTGTTTACTGGTACCACAACCATGACCACCAAGACTGTCAGGACACAGGCCAATACTGCTGATGTGTCTTACACTATCACAGCTAATAACTGGCAAGCCGCAGCATTGCCTTATGGTGATGGCTCTGACGCTGTCTCCCATGCCTATATGGTACAGACAGGACACCCTGTACTGGTCTTCCACAACCTACCTACTCCAGGCACCGGCGCTACCTTTGCTGTTGCTACGATTAGTGGTGGTGGTGGTACTGGTCCAATAGCGACTGTAACGGTATCTGCTGCTGGATCTGGCTACAGTGTAGGCGATATTTTGACTATGGCAGGCGGTACAGGCACTGGTGCTAAACTGACGGTAGCAACCCTTAGCGGCACTGGTGTAGCCACTGTGACAGTCTCTACTGCCGGTACAGGGTACACAGTTGGTAACTCTTTGACCAGCACAGTCACTACTATTGCTAACCCACACTCCCATTCTGGTTCCTTTGGCTTTCAGCAGTTAGGTGATGTTGGTACGTTGCCTACAGGCTACTCCATAGCAGACTTTAAGCCAAACTGTGCCTTAGCTGCTTATGGTCGTATCTGGATGGCAGACCTTGTTGGTGACAGGCAGACTGTGTATTTTACCAGGCTCTTGGACGGCTCTGACTTCCAAGGTGGCGACTCAGGCTCTCTGTCGATCAATTCTGTGTTCCCCAACAATGACCAGATTATCGCTCTAGCGGCCCATAACGGCTTCCTAATCATCTTTGGTAGGAACAACATTGCTATCTATAGAAACCCCATAGATGTCACTACCTTGGTCTTAGAAGACTTTATCCCCAATGTCGGTTGTATCGCTAGAGACTCTGTGCAGAACACAGGCACAGATATTGTCTTCCTGTCTGACGGTGGTGTACGTAGTCTACAGAGGGTTATTCAGGAAAAGTCCCTACCTATGCGGGATATGTCCAAGAATGTCCGTGATGAACTCATGGTTTCTGTGGCATCAGAGACAGCCGCTAATATCAAGTCTATCTATTATGAAAGAGATGCTTTTTACCTACTGTCTTTACCTACCACTAAGGTAGTCTACTGTTTTGATACCAGAGGTACCCTTCAGGACGGAGCAGCAAGGGTAACGATCTGGGACTCTATGGAACCAAAAGCCTTCTGTGTCAATAATTCTAAGGAACTCTTGGTGGGCAGACCTGGGTACATTGGCAAGTATTACGGGCACTTAGACGACACTGCTACCTATCGTCTTCAGTATTATACAAACTACTTTGACTTCGGCAGTCCGACAGCTTTAAAATTCCTTAAAAAGATAGGATTTGTGGTTATTGGCGGCTCTGGGGATTCTGTAGCCGTCAAGTGGGGGTTTGATTATAAAGAAAATTATCAAAGTACTACAAAAACACTTGACACAGGCTCAGTTTACGAGTATAATGTTGGGGAATACAACATAGCTGAATACTCTAATGGTATTGTCTTAGACCAGTTTCAGGTCAATGCCACCGGCAATGGCACAGTGTTACAACTTGCATTAGAAGCAACAATCAATGGTGATCCTCTTTCTATCCAGAAAATCGATGTCTATGTCGCACAAGGGAAAACAGTATGAGTAATTACACAAAAGCAACTAACTTTGCAACCAAAGACGGCCTTACCACTGGTGATCCAGCCAAGGTTGTTAAGGGTACTGAGATTGATACAGAATTTACTGCCATTGCGTCTGCTATATCATCCAAGGCAGACAGCAATAGCCCTACTTTTACAGGTACTCCGTTAGCGCCTACAGCCTCAGCAGGCACCAACACCACACAGATTGCTACTACAGCGTTTGTAACTACTGCTCTTACGTCAGTTATGCCTAGTGGTGGTATTATTATCTGGTCAGGTTCTTCCGCATCTATCCCTTCTGGCTGGGTATTATGTAACGGTTCTAATTCCACACCAGACCTAAGAGATCGGTTTGTTGTAGGCGCTGGGTCTACCTACGCAGTGGGTGCTACCGGCGGTTCTGCTAATGCTATTGTTGTAAGCCACACTCATACGGCTACATCCACAGTTACTGACTCAGGCCACGTTCATACAATTGGAACGGCTGACGGTAACTTTACAGGAGTAACTGGAACCCCAGCAAAAGTTCAAGATTCTTCGACTGCAACTAGCACATACAACTCAGGTTCACAAACAACTGGAATCACAGTAGCAACAACTAACGCATCTACAGGTTCTTCAGGCACTAATGCTAATCTGCCTCCGTATTATGCACTTTGCTACATTATGAAGACCTGATGAATAACGAACAAATAAAAGAATACCTAACTAAGTCTAAAGATACCGTAATAAGATTAGACAACTTAGTTGAAAATGAATATGGTTTTATGTCTTGGACTGAGCATGACGATGCTTTAGTTGCTCTGCAAGTTTATGGTGACGGGTATTATTGGAATATCTATCTCAATGAACTAGCAAAGCAGTTAGGCTACAAGAAAATACTCATGGGCACCAAGCGTAATTACAAAGCATTTGAGAAGAAGTTTGGATTTAAACTAACTGGTTATATTTTAGAAAAAGAGGTAATCTAAATGAGTAACGCAATAGGTAGCGTAATTGGATCAGCCATAGGGGCACGGGCTACAAGAAAGGCAGCGGCAGAGCAAGCAGCCGCAAGCCGGTATGCAGCCGATGCTCAGGAACGTGCTGCTCAATTAGCAGCCGAAGAAGCTAGATTTAGACCTGTAGGTATATCTACTAGGTTCGGGCAATCACAGTTCCAGTTTGGCCCTGAAGGCCGTCTTAGTGGCGCTAGTTACACCACATCGCCAGAGATACAGGCACTTCAACAAAGACTATCTTCCCTGTATGGAGACAGTCTAGGACTTGCTGAACGTGCTGTAGCGCCTTCTCAAACCTTGTTTGGTCTTGGTCAGCAATACCTAGCAACAACACCAGAGCAGGCTCGTAACCAGTATCTGCAAGAACAGTATGCAATGCTTGATCCAATCCGTCAGCGTGAAGAGGCAAGATTGGGTGCTTCTGTATTTGGTCGTGGTCGTGCAGGCCTCAATATTGGCGATGTAGGCCAGCCTGAGTTGGCTGCGTTGGCTACCGCAAGGCGTACACAAGACCTGCAATTGGCTGCACAGGCAGAACAAGAAGCAAGGAATCGTATTGCTTACGGTACTGGGTTGTTTGGCGAAGCCGGTAGATTACAGACAGCTGCATTGGCACCGTTTCAGGCCCAGTTCGGTGTATCTCAGTTGCTTGAGCAGGCAGGTCAGCAACCTCTGGACATCGGTGCTCAGTTGGGCGGTAGGACAGCCACAGCAGGAGCACAGGCTGGTCAGTCTCTCCTACAAGGTGGTTTAGCAGCAGCACAGACCAGACTGGGTGGTCAGTTATCGCAGATTGGTACTAGGAATCTTGCTAGTCAAAACCTAATGAAAGACTTTTTTGGAAGTCTAGGCTTTGGTCAACAACAAGCACCAGCACCGCAATCTATGGCTACTCCTGGGCCTAGTGTCTATAATCCAGAGGTTTCTGGATACTATGACTATGGACCAACACCAGAATCTGTAATGGATTACAGTGGTGGTTACAGCCCTTACTAAAGGAAATACAAATGGCAGAGCAAACATTATTTGGTTCTTATAATCCTCAGCTGATACAGCAGGCTATCGAGGCTGAACGTGAGCGTGGATTACTAGAGCAGGCTAGGTTAACCCCTCAGCAGATTATTAATCTTGGTGCTGCTAGATCAGGCCAGCAAATGGGTCAGGCCTTGGGTGGTGTTGTCAATACTTTATTTGGACTTCCTTCGGTGCAGGACCCAAGACTACAGCAAGCGCAGTTAGGACAGCAAGCCTACCAAGAAGCCTTACAAGCCTCAGATAATGATGCTTCGTCACCAGAATTCTTTAAGAAGTTATCTTCTTCTGCGGCTAGGTTGGGTGTAACTACCTTGGCTCAACAGGCGGCTCAACAGGCTGCTAAGTTGGAGTCTGAACGGATGCAAGGATTCCAAAGACAAGCTGCTGGTATAGCATCCTTGGCTCAAGCAACTAAAGAAAAACAAGTTGGCGCCTTAGATCAGGCAAGAAATGTTATGTTTGAGTTAGGTGTTAAAGACCCAGCGACATTAACAAAAGAAGAAGCAGCAAAATTGAATGTTGCTAGAGAAGTTTTAAAACTAGCAAGTCCAGGAGCAACTATTAATGTTGGTGATAAATCTGCTGATGTTGCTGCTGGAAAAATAGTTGGGGAAGCACAAGCAACAATTGATAATAAGTATTCAGCAATTACAAGCCTAAAGAGTGCTAGAGCTTTACTAGACAAAGGCATCTATGCTGGGCCATATGCCCCGCTTGCTCAAGGAGCAGCTAAATATTCTGGTGGTTTAATTGGCGACCGCAAGAAAGTTATTAACACTGAGACTTTCTTAAGTGAGATTGGAAATACAGTTATTCCAAGATTGCAAGAGTTTGGGGGCAACGACTCTGTAGAGGAATTAAGATATCTTCGTGATGTACAGGGCGGTAGAATTGACTTAGAACCAGAAACTCTTAGAAATATTTTAAACGCTGCTGAAAAGAAAATAAACGAAGGAATTGAAAGACTTAAATTACAGTCACAAGCAATTGAAAGAGGAAAACCACTTCCGCTTGGGGAAGTTAAAGTTCCGAAAACACCAAAAACAACACAAAGAACTACTAAAAGCGGAACTACTTACCAAATTATTGAGGATTAATTATGCCTACCTATGTAATTGGTGGAAAAAAGATTAAGACAGAGACAGAACTTAACGAGTCTCAGATTGATGAAATAGCAAGTTCTTTAGGCGTTTCTAAAGAGCAGCCTAGTGTTGCTGCGCCGTCTAGCGGGTTTCTAATGGGAATTAAAGATCCTATTAGTGCTGGTGCTCAACTATTACCTAGAGGATTAGAGCAAGTTACTTCTCTTGGTGGATTAGCACCAAACCCAGTAAGTCGTTTTTTTGGTTCTGAGGCGCAACGAGTTGATGAGATGGTTAGAGCAGAAGAAGCCGCTTATCAACAACAAAGAGCAGCGCAAGGGGAAACAGGCTTTGACTCGGTCGTTTAGGAGGAAATATTGTAAATCCTGCAAATATTGCAGTTGGCGTAAGAGCCGCACAAGCAGGAAGAGCCGCTGGGCTTACTAATGTTGGTGCTGGAGCAGCCGCTGGAGCAGCTACTGGGGCATTACAACCAATAGTTGGAGAAGAGTTTGCCGGTGAAAAAGCATCTCAAATTGGTTTAGGCGCTGTTAGTGGCGCTGTTGGTGAAAAGGTCGCTGCCGGTGTTGGAAGGGTAGCAAAACCTTTGGTATCTAAAGCAGAGCAAACAATGCGTGACTTAGGTATTGTGCCCACTCCAGGACAAGTATTAGGTGGTCGTTTTAAGTCTGCTGAAGAATTTGCACAGAATCTTCCTTTAGTTGGTAGTCAGATTGAAAACGCACGGCAAAAGACAATTTTTAACTTTAATAAAGGCGTTATTAATAAGGCATTAAATAAGATTGGAACAAGTCTACCAGATGATGTTGTTGGTCGAGATGCTGTTGCTTTTGCCACTGATGAAGTATCTAAGAAGTATGATGATGTTTTGGCTAAAATGTCATTTAAGTTAGATTTTAAGACCACTAGCGACATTCTTGGATCACTCAGTAAATCTAATTTACCATCTCCAGGACAGAGAGAAACTGTGCAAGAGGTTGTAAACAACATAATGTTAAGTAAGTTTCCAGCCAATAGCCAACTAACAGGGACTAATAT